TCAAAGAGATGGAAATGATTTTGAAATTTATTTAGATAAGGGTCGCAACTTTAAAGGTATACCTTTAACAGAATCAGTTAATCCAGCACTTACAAAAGATTGGTGGAGCGATACTTTAGAAAAAGATATTAAACAATTATTTACTGAATTGAGAACAGGAAAAAGATTACGGGTATTTGATTTTGATGATACATTAGGAAAAATGAATGCTACTATATATGTAACACATGGTGATGGTACAAAATCAGAATTATCTCCCTCAGAATTTGCTGTATATGAACCAGTACCTGGTGATGATTTTGATTTTTCCGATTTTGATAAAGTTATAAAACAAGCAACTCCTATAACTAAAAATGTTGAAGCATTTAAAAAAGCACAAGCTGATAGAGGAGCAAAGACAACTGTATTAACTGCTAGATCGATAGGATATCCAGTTAAGCGTTGGTTAGAAAAAGAACATGGAATAAAAAATGTTTATGTGGTAGCACTAGGATCAGCAGATCCTATGGATAAAGCCAGATGGATAGAAGATCAAATTAAAAAAGGATATGATGACATTTATTTTATAGATGATTCCGCAAAAAATGTAGCAGCAGTAAATAGTTTAGAAACAAAATATCCTGATGTTCGAATTGATGTTGAATTAGCAGAAGGGTACGAAACTCCAAAAGGAGCTAAAGCTCATATTCAAAAAATAAGAAAATTGAGAAAATATTTAGATTCAGACGCCGATAAAAAAGGATTTGTATATGATTTTGATAAATTTCCCAAAACAGTATTTGGAACTAAATATATAAATGAAGGTGGATTAGCCGGACATATGGATCATCCTTACGATCGTCATGATTTAACTTTTAATGATATGAAAGAAATTATTGCAAGAGCATTACAAGGACGATTAGATATTGAAAAAGCAGTAACTGAAAAAACTGATGGCCAAAATATTTTTATGACTGTAAAAGATGGACAAGTAAAGTTTGCTAGAAATAAAGGCGAACGTAAAAATCCATTAAATGTAAAAGAATTACAATCCAAATTTGCTGGAAGAGGAAATATTTCGACTGCATTTGGTGAAGCTGGAAATGATTTATCAGCAGCCTTTTCAAAAGTAAATCCAGAATTATTAAATAGTATTTTCCAAAATGGAAAAGTATTTGCAAATATGGAGATAATATTTCCTGAATCAAAAAATGTAATTTCATACAATGTTGCTGTATTGCAATTTCATAATTTAGTAGAATATGATGAAAATGGAAATATTATACAAACAGATATGACAGGTGGAAATACAGTCCAAAAAGCAGTAGAAGAAGCAAATGCAGATTTACAAAAAACATTTAATCTTATTCCTCCACAAAAAATCAAATTGGGTGCTTTAGAAGATTTTCAAGATTATCAAGACGCATTGTTTAATGAATTAGATCAATTAAAAGATCTATATGGATTACAAGATACTGATAATGTAGTAGAATATCATAAGGCCTGGTGGAAAGAAATAATCCAGAAAAAAGCTCAAGAATATGGTTATGATATTCCTATAGATTTGCTAGACATTTTAATTAATCGATGGGCATTTAATAATAAAAGTACAAATATACGAAATATTAAAAAAGAAATTGATAATGAAGAATTTTTAGCCTGGGCTATAAATTTTGATAAAAAGGATTTTAAAAAATATCAAAAACAAAATATGGAACCATTTGAATCTGTATTTTTAAAATTGGGAGCTGAGGTATTAAAAAATGCATCAAATTTTTTAGCAGCAAATCCGGATGATGCAGTTCAACAAATTAGAAAAGATTTAGTTGCCGTAATAAAAGACTTACGAGCTACAAATGATATTACAAAATTAGATGCACTAAAAACGCAATTAAAAAGAATACAAAACTTAGGAGGATTTGATAAAATAGTTCCTAGTGAAGGTATTGTTTTTACATACGGAGGAAATACATATAAATTAACAGGTGCATTTGCCCCCATAAACCAGATATTAGGAACGTTAAAGTATTCTAGATAATATTTATATAAAATAAGGTATAAAACAATGGCCAAGAAGTATAAACAACCAACAAATGAAAAACATAAACCAAGAAAAGATCTAAAGGATTACACAACTCCAGATGTAGAAGGAATGGTGCCAGATGCAACAGGCAAACCAATTCCAGGTGGTCTCCGAAAAATTAAATATGAAGATATACTTGACGATGAGAATATGGTTCATAAAACCAAAGATTCTAATATAGCATATCCTATAAAAGATTTACAAGACGGCGATGCAAAATTACCTAAACATGCTGAAAAGGTTTTTGAAAAAAATGTAAAAGAAGATGCTGACAATTTTATCGATACAGTAAGTAAAATAGACGGAGGATATACTTCACAATTAAAAAAATTAACTAAAGAACAAAAGGAACGAGTTGTTAGAGAATATGTTCGAAGAAAAATTTCTAAATTATTAAAAGAAGCAGAAGAAGTCGAAGATACAGAAGAACCACTTGCTGATACTCCAGAACCAACTCCAGCGCCAGATGCCCCATCGATACCTGCAGATGCATCCACATCACCAGCACCACCAGTAGCAGAAGTGCCACCTCCACCAGATGACGCCGCACCAGATGATGTCGCAACAGATGACACTGCAACAGTTGATGCAGAAGAAGATACCACTCCACCAACAGAGCGTGCAGAGTTTACAAAATTTGTAGAATTATTGTCTAAACAAGGAGGCCAAGTAAATGATGTAAATTTAGCATTACGAGCTCTATCTAGTGCAATTTCTAATCATAGTGTACAAAACCAACAAGCAAAAGTAAATCGCCTTTTTATGAAAGCAAAAGAACTTAAACAACAAGTAGATGCAAATATACCAACTCCAGAATCTGATGATACTGATTCTAATGAAATAACATATGCATAAAAGAAAATAAAATAATATGTCAAAGAAGTTACAAAACATGAAAGCCGTACGGCAAATGTTGGATGGCACACACAAATTTCAAACAAAGAAAACTACAGGATTTTCAGATGCCAAACAAAAAGCAGAATTAAATCAAAAACGTAATATTGGAGACAGTTGGGAAGAAACAACTGCTAATGGTACTATTTATGTGATTGAACAAAGAAATGGATTTCGTGTTAAAAAACCAAAAAATTCAATAGCTAAAGATATTAGAGAATATTTAAACTCATATCCTAATTGCCGGCCAAATTGTAAAACTACAAATCATAATCATCTAGATAAAAAAATGAAAAAGATACACGGAATGTGTTTTGATTGTGTTATACAAATGGAACACGAATTACGAGTAAATGGAAAATATGAAGAATATGAAAAAAAACGAATTCGTTCTAATGCAGAATCCTGGTTAAAAGATGCAGAACAAGATATAGAAGCATTAAAAACAGCATTTACTGAAGCTCAACAATATGTAACAAATGCAGACGGATTAACCGAAACTTGGGCTGCACAAATGACTCCCGAAGAATTTGAAGAAAAGGTAGAAGCAAAATGGGAAGAATTTAAAGAAGATTTTTTATCTAATTTAAATAAAGAAGAAAATGAAAACAATTAAAAAATATTGGAAATTGATAGTAGGAGCAATCGTTGCTCTTTTTGGTTTAATATTTGTAATATCAAGAAAAAGTACTGCAAGAAAATTAGATAAAACAGATAAGAAACTTGATGATAATAATAAAACAATTGATTACATATCAGGTAAATTAGAACGTATTAAAGAAGAAGAAAAAGTAGCAAAAGAACATATTGAAAAATTAAAAACAGAATTGCTAAGCGCTACTAAGAAAAAAAATGATATAGTTACCGAAAAACGAACAACCGAAAAGGCAAAGGAAAATATATTGAAAAAAATTCGGAAATGAAAAATTTTTTTATTATATTATTAATATTACCAGTACTATCGTTTTCACAAACGGTTGATACATGCTTTACGGAAGAACAAATACATGATATATCAGAAACATTAGATTCATTATATTCTATAGATTCTATAAATAATGATATTATAACAAAACAAAATAAATTGATATCTAGTTTAGAACATTTAAATGAATTAGATTCATTACAAAAAGCATATTATCAACAGCAGGTTAATTTATTAAATAAAAATATTAATTTGTATATTGAACGGGAACAACTTATAAAACCAAAATGGTATGATAGTAAAATAATTTGGTTTGGTGCTGGTATATTAACTACGGTATTAACTGGAAAGTTAATTGTAGAGGTGGTTCAATAATATGTCACAACAAAATATAAAAGAAATAATACAGCAACAGTACACGAAATGTGCTAAAGACCCTGTATATTTTATGCGACAATTTTGTTATATTCAACACCCACTTAAAGGAAAAATTAAATTCGATTTATATGACTTTCAAGAGGAGTCATTAACTACATTACAAAATAATCGTTATAACGTAATTTTAAAATCTAGGCAATTAGGTATATCTACTTTATCAGCAGGATATGCATTATGGTCAATGTTATTCAACGAAGACTTTAACGTATTAGTTATTGCTACCACACAAGACGTAGCAAAAAACTTAGTAAGTAAAGTTCAAATAATGAATGAAAATTTACCAAGTTGGTTAAAAACACAAATTGTAACTAATAATAAATTATCATTAAAATTTGCAAATGGATCAGAAATTAAAGCAATATCTAGTTCATCTACCGGAGCACGTTCAGAAGCATTATCATTATTAATTGTTGATGAGGCAGCATTTATAAGAAATATCGAAGAAATATGGGTAGCATCACAATCTACGCTATCAACAGGTGGAGGCGCTATTGTTTTATCTACACCCAATGGTATCGGTAATTGGTTTCATCAAATATGGGTTGATGCTGATACAGGGACAAATGGATTTAAAACAATTAAATTACATTGGGATCTACATCCAGATAGAGACCAAAAATGGAGAGATGACCAAACAAAGTTATTAGGAGAAAGAGGCGCCGCTCAAGAATGTGATTGTGATTTTATATCATCCGGTCATACTATAGTAGATGGATTAATTTTGCAAGAATATGAAACAAAGTGTATAGAACCAATAGAAAAACGAGGATATGACAATGGTTACTGGATATGGGAATATCCAGATTATGCAAGAGATTATATAGTTGTTGCTGATGTTGCTCGGGGAGATGGAGCAGATTGGTCAACATTTCATGTAATTGATGTACAAGATATAAAACAAGTAGCAGAATACAAAGGTAAGTTACCACCTAAAGATTTTGGTAACATGTTAGTAACAGTATCTACAGAATGGAACAGCGCATTGTTAGCTATAGAAAATGCAAATATAGGCTGGGCGGCAGTTCAGCCAGCATTAGACAGAAATTATGAAAATTTGTTTTATACATATAAAGATGATGGGTATGTTGATTTAGAAATTCAAATACGCAAAGGGTATGATATAAAAGATAAATCACAAATGGTTCCTGGTGTATCAACAACATCTAGAACAAGGCCATTAATGATATCTGCATTAGAAATGTATATGAGAGAAGGCACCCCCATTATCAGATCAAAACGATTAATTCAAGAATTATTTGTATTTATTTGGTTAAATGGAAAAGCACAAGCACAGGTTGGATATAACGATGATTTAGTTATGGCTTATGCAATAGGATTATGGTTACGAGATACTTCATTAAAATTAAGACAACATGGAATTGATTTAAATAAAAAAGCATTATCTCAGTTACAAAAAACAGATACAACAATTTATACTAATAACGAACGTCCGGATAATGAATCCTGGAAGTGGCATACTGGTCATGATGATGATGAAAATTTGACCTGGCTTCTGTAGTTAGTTATATTTATTAATAAAGCAAAAAAGATATTATGGCGTCATTAAGAAAACGGTTAAAAAATTTATTTTCTACCAATGTAATAGTACGAAAATATGGTAAAGATCGACTTCGGGTTGTCGATACAAATAAACTACAATCAACCGGTAATTTATCACAATCAAAATTATATGATCGATATACACGATTACATGGAGCAAATCGTCATAGTTCTGGAGGCCATGGTGGGTATGATTCGAATTATTACATGCAACAAAATCGGATGACATTATATACCGATTATGAAATGATGGATCACGACCCAATAATTTCTTCAGCATTAGATATTTACGCAGATGAATCAACATTAAAAGATCAATTCGGTGATGTATTAACTATCAAAACAAATAAAACACATATACAAAAAATATTATATAATTTATATTATGATATATTAAATATAGAATTTAATTTATGGCCCTGGATCCGCAATATGTGTAAATATGGTGATTTCTTTTTAAAATTGGATATTGCTGAAGAAATTGGAATATTAAATGCCAGGCCATTGTCATCATATGAAATTGAGCGACTTGAAGAGTATGAAGAAGCAACTGGCGAATATGAAATTAAATTTCGTCATTCATCTGCAGAACACATGGAATATGATGTTTTTGAACTAGCTCACTTCAGGTTACTATCAGATTCAAATTTCCTCCCATACGGAAGATCGATGCTAGAAGGAGCTCGACAAGAATTTCAAAAATTAATGATGTTAGAGGATGCAATGCTTATTCACAGAATAATGAGAGCACCAGAAAAGCGTATTTTTAAAATTGACATTGGTAATATTCCACCAAATGAAGTTGATTCATTTATGGAAACTATTATTAATAAAATGAAAAAAATTCCATATGTAGATAAACAAACAGGAAATTATAATCTTAAATTTAATTTAAATAATATGTTAGAAGATTATTTTTTACCTGTTAGAGGTGGTAATAGCCAAACTCAAATTGAGACATTACCAGGAATGGA